AATCCCTGTTGAAGAAAACCCACAAACAGAAAGCGAGACAGCTGTGGAGAATACTCCAGAGACAGTTGCAGCACCAGTAGAGGCAGCAGCAGTTGAAGCTGCTCGTCCTACAGTTACAGCAAGCTATTACACTAAGCCAAGAATCGAACTTACAAAGCGCAATTACTTGGAAAACACACTAAAGGCTAACCTTTTTGGTGATGATGATTCTCGTCAATGGCTTCGCGCTGCTGACAACGATCAGACAACAGGTGCAGGATTTATTCCAACACCACAAAGCACACAACTTCTTAACTTCTTGGCTAATGCAGATCGTCCTCTTATTGATTCAATTTCTTCTGGAACAATGCCAGAGTTCGGAAAAACATTTGAGTTGCCAAAGATTACTGAGGTTCCTTTAGTCGATCAAATCGATGAGAATGCACCAGTTACAGAGTCACAACTCGAAGCATCTTACATAACAGTTACAAAGAAGTCTTTCAAGGGTCGTGCAATCACTACGCTTGAATTGCTAACAAACTCAACACCTGCATTTCTTGACGAGCTTCTTATCCAAATGGAATACGCTTACGCAAAAGATACTGAAGAATATGTAACAGATACTATTCAAGGCGTAGGAACACTTAACGCAACAGCACAGGCTAACTCAGCAACAGGCTTGCTCAGTTATGTTTCAAGTGCAGCTGCTGCTGTTTATTCAGCATCACTTGGATTTGGTCGCAACATGGTTGTAACACCAGAACAATGGGCTAACATCATGTCATACAACGATGCTGGTCGCCCAATTTATATTGCTGCGAATCCACAGAATGCAGGTGGAGCACTTTCACCTACTTCACTGCGCGGAAATGTCGCTGGTCTTGATCTTCGTGTATCTCGTTACATGAAGGGCTCAGGCGGAGTAGGTACAACTGATTATTCAATGGTTGTAATCAATCCAGATGCTTACACATGGTACGAATCTGCTCGTCAGCAGCTTCGCACAAACATTAACTCTGACGGAACAGTAGATATTTTACTATTTGGTCAGGGAGCACTAGCCACCAAGTTGGCAGCTGGCGCAAACTGGTTCAACTTCACATAATAGAACCACACTAAGTCGCTCTGGGGAGTAGTAGCCCTCTACTCCCCAGAGTCTTAAGAAAGGAATGGGAATGGCACTTACAACAGTCAGCGAATTACGCACCACTTTGGGTGTTGGCACTCTATACACTGATGCTGTTCTCCAAGAAGTCTGTGACGCTTCAGACGCTGTTCTTATTCCGATGTTATGGACACCTAATCAATTCTCAGTTGCACATAGCAATGTACCCGACATCGGTACTCTTTATTTCAATGAACCTATTACAGAAATCTTTTATGTTGGACAGTCTGTAACTATTACCAATTCAGGCACAAAGTATAATGGCACTAAGACCATTACAGCAGTCGGTGAATACTCAATTAGCATGGCTACTACTCACACGACTACTGTTCCTTATCACATAATTGAGCCTTATGGCACAGTTGCTCCAGAGACTTACACAGTCTGGACAACAGATACGGCAATTCAGAATGCAGCTTTGATGATCGCTGTTGATATATGGCAAGCAAGAACCGCTACTCTCTCTGGTTCTAACCTTGTCGATTTCCAGCCTTCCCCTTATCGAATGAGCGCACAGCTTCTCGCTAAGGTGCGAGGATTGATAGCACACGCACTAGACCCTCGCTCGATGGTGGGATAATGCCAGTTGCGCTTACTACTCTTAGAACGACACTTGCCACAGCTCTAGTCGATAACTCTAAATGGCAAACCTTTGCATTTCCGCCTGCAACAGTCTTGGCGAACTCAGTCATTGTCAGCCCAGCAGAGGAATACATCACTCCGAGCAATAACGCTCGCAACACAGTAAGCCCATTGGCTAACTTTAAGATTATTATTACTACGCCTTTATTTGACAATGAAGGTAATCTAAACGGCATAGAAGATTTTGTAGTGCGAGTGTTTAACCTTCTTGCTGCATCTTCTTTGACCTATAATGTAAGCGCAATTAGTGCGCCTAGTGTTCTCAATGCTGCATCGGGAGACCTTCTCAGCTGCGAGATGTCCGTATCAATCCTAACAAGTTGGAGCTAACATGTCACTAACACCAGAGGATTTGGCCTTCTTGAAGAAGATTGGTCAAGTCAGCGAACCAGCACCAAAGCCAGTATCAACCAAGAAAGATGAGGAATAATCAATGGCAATTTTCTTAAACAATAAGGTCGGATTTAAGATTGCTACAGTCAATCTTTCTGATCATGTTACTGCATTCACTCTTAACCGAGTCCTAGACCAGATTTCTGTAACCGCTATGGGCGATACCGCCAATAAGTTCGTAACTGGATTGGCTTCAGACTCAATTACTGTTTCATTTTTGAACGACACAGCAGCAGGAAATGTTCTAGCAACACTTCAGGCAGCATTTGGAACTACAGTTGCTTTCCAAGCAATTCAAGATTCTTCAGCAGCTGTATCAGCAACAAACCTTCTATACTCAGGTACAATCTTGGTAGATAACCTAACTGACATCAATGGTGCAGTTGGAGACGAAGGAATGATTGATATTACATTCACATGTAACAGCAAGACTTCTTACGCATCTACTGGTACTTGGTCATAATCAACTAAACAAAGGGGCAGCTCATGGCAAGACTAAAAATCACTCGCACAGATGGAAGCGTTATCGAGGGTGAGATTACTCCAGCAGTGGAGTATTCATTCGAGTTATACGCTAAAAAGGGCTTCCACCGCGCTTTTCGTGAAGACGAAATGCAGACTTCGGTGTATTGGTTGGCATGGGAAGTAACACGCAGATCAGGTGAAACTGTTAAGCCTTTTGGGGTTGAGTTTATCGAGACACTGAAGAGTGTTGAGGTACTTGACTCAGACCCTTTAGCTTAAAGCGCGATTATCCATTCACCTACTTAATAGCTCGCTTGAGCATTAGGTTGGGAATCGCGCCACAGCAGTTATTAGAGCTAGACCCAATAATGCTTCAAGCCTTGTTGAAGGGTCTTAAAGATGAGCAAAAGGAGATAAGCGATGCCAACAGAAGTAAAGGGCGCACTCGCACTCCGTAAGGCTCTTAAAGATTTTGCTCCAGACTTAGCCAAAGAAACTCAAAAAGAATTAGGCAATCTTCTTAAGCCGATTACTAATAAAGCTAGAGGATTCATCCCAGCAACATCTCCTTTAAGCGGATGGGCTAGAAGTAGCTCAACTGCTTGGGGCAGTGATCGTATCTGGAGCACAGGAAAAGCCAAGCGCGGTATTGGATATAAGACCACACCATCTAGACCTAATAAGCAAGGCTTTAGAGCATTAGCGCGTGTTGTCAATGCTTCCGCTGCTGGTGCAATTTATGAGACTGCTGGTCGCAAGAATCCTAATGGTCGCGAGCAAGCTCCTATGGCTAGAGTTGTGCGTGAGAGCCAAGCCAATTATGGCAAGATGATTCGTTCTGGTAATAAGAATCAATCTAAAAGCAATAACCCTCAAGCAGGTGCTCAATTTATTGACGCTATGAATCAATATGGCCAGATAGTAGATGCCAATAATCAGACTGGTGCAGGGCGTAGGTCACGCAAGATGAAGGGTCGAGCAATCTTTCGGGCATGGGCTGAAGATGGCGGTAAGACAAACGCAGCAATCATCAAGGCTATTGAAAACTCTAAAGTAAAGTTCTATGCAGAAATGAGACCTAAATAATGGCCGTTGATCCATCAGTAGTCATTAACTTAGCAGCTGAATACACTGGCAATAAAGCCTTTAAGCAAGCCGATACAGCTGTAGGAAAACTCAATAGCAATGTCAAGAAACTCGCAGGCACATTTGGAATTGCATTTGGCGCAACAGCATTAGTCCAATTTAGCAAAACAGCAGTAAAAGCCTTTGCAGCGGATGAAGCAGCAGCCCTTAGACTTAACCGAGCAGTAGAGAATCTAGGCATTGGCTTTGCTAATCCTGCCATTGCTGACTACATTGATAAGTTAGAAACTTCAGCGGCAATTGCGGACGACATTCTCCGTCCAGCGTTTCAAGGTTTGCTTACCACTACTGGCTCATTGACCCAATCACAGAAACTTCTTAATGATGCAATTACTATTAGCCGAGCCTCTGGCATTGATCTAGCCACAGTCACACAGGATTTGGGTAAAGGTTATGTTGGAGTTACTCGAGGTCTAGTCAAATACAACTCAGGTTTAACAAGGGCTGAACTTACGACAATGTCATTTAATGAGATTTTGTCAGTTATCTTAAAGAAATCAGCTGGAGCAGCAGAAGATTACTTAACTACAACTTCTTACAAAATGGATGTCTTAAGCACTGCAACAGGAAAGGCTTCTGAACTTATTGGTGAAGGGTTTGTTGATGCCTTAGCCCGAGCAGCTGGCGGAACAGAAGCAAGCGATGCAGTTATTTTCTTAGAAACTATGGCTGGTTTATTTAATAAAGTAACACTTGCAGCAGGAACTACTGTTGGCGCGATTCCTACTCTTGCGCAAAATCTAAAAAAATTAGGTAAAGACATTTTCTTTGGCTTTGTAGGCAAGCAAGTAGGAGCAAATGTTGTATCTCCACTTAAAAAAGAAGAAGCCAAGCTCACTCTTACTGAGAAGAAGCAGCAAGAACTTCTGGCTAAAATGGAGAAAGATGCATTACGCAGAGAGAAAGAAAGACTTGCTCTGCTTAATAAACAGAACACAGCTAAGAAACTTCAAGGTGTTATTGACAAGGCTAATATGGCTCTTGGCAAGGCTACCGATGTCTTTGACTTGGATAAGATTCAGATTGCAGCAGCTCTTACTAATCAGGCTGAGCAACTAGGCAAGGCAACTAACGGCACTCAAGTCCTACAGATTGCTAATGATGTCGCTCGCCTTAATGTAAAAAAGTCAATTCTTGCTCTGGAAGATGCTATTGCCTCTAAGGATGAAGCAGCAATTATTGCAGCTACAGCTAAACTGAATGCTGATCTAAAGGTTCTAAATACTCTTGGGTTGCAAAATGTCAAAATGCAGGATATTAAATCTATCCTTGAAAGCCTTAAGCCTAAAGACTTAATCAATTTAGCCAATCTAAACGCAGCTATTGCCTTGCTTCAGCAATTACTGGGATTGCAAGCAGCTAGTGCCTCCACTACTACAGCCACTGCTACTGCAACTCAGGCAAAATTAGCTAGTTTCAAGGGAAACACTGCCAGTGCCTTTGCATCATTAACTACAGCAGAAAAAGCAACTCTTGGCGGTTATGCTCCATTCGTAGGATCTATAACATCTAATGTACCAACTGAGACCTTTGGGCCATCTGGAGTAGGTCTAGGCAATAATGGCACAGGCAGACAAGTACCTGCTGGGGTTGAAATTACTATCAATACTGGTGTCGGAGACCCTAACGCCATTGCTGAAGCCCTAGATGCATACCTTCAGGGCGCAGTTGATCGTGGCACTTTAAGGCTTCGATAGTGGCTTGGCTTCCAGAATGGCAAATCACTGTTGGTGATGATGTCTATACGACTGTCACTAGTGTAAGCCTATCTACGGGTCGCATTGACATTGACCGACAAGCTACTGCTGGGTACTGCCGATCAGAAATAGTCAATACAACAGGCGCAGACTTTACTATCAATATCACTGAGCCTATTAGCCTTCAACTTAAGAACACATCTGGCACTTATGTGACTGTCTTTACTGGTGAGGTCTCAGACTTTACTATTGGAGTTAGAAGCCCAGAAGAAAACGGCTATGTCACCTATGGAA